ATGAGCAAATCCCCTACCCCGAAGGCACCCCGCCGAGCCTCCGCGACCAAGTCCGCAGCCGGTCCGGCGAAGAGCCGCAAGGGCCTCAAGGCGACGCAAGCCAAGGCGCCCGCCACCAGCCGCCGCCGGAAGACCATGCCGCCACCCGTTTCCACTGTCGCAGCGGAGGCTCCCGCCACCAAGCAGGCCCGACTGATCGCCCTGATCAAGCAAGCACCCGGTGCTAGCCTCGCTGATCTGACGGCCGCCACCGGATGGCAGGCCCACTCCGTACGCGGTGCAATCAGCGGCGTGTTGCGCAAGCGCCTGCAACTGCCGGTGATTTCCGAAACGGTGGATGGAACCCGCCGCTATCGGATCGCGGAGCCGGTATGAGCGTTGACCTCTCTTCACTGATGGCGATGGACCGGGCGGCGTTGGCTGAACGCTGGCAGCAAGTGTTCGGTCACCCGGCGCCGGCCAGGTGCCGTGCCGAGTTTCTTCGTCAGGCGCTGGGCTGGCAGATGCAGGTTGCGGCTCTGGGCGGACTCGCTCCGTCCGACCGGCGCCGTCTGCTACGGGCCGCGCCATCCGCCACGCCGAAGCTGGCGACGGGCTCGCACCTGATTCGCGTCTGGCAAGGCGATACACACCAGGTCACTGTGCTGGACGATGGGTATTGGTATGCCGGCAAGCGTTGGGGCAGCCTGTCGGCCATCGCCAAGGCGATCACTGGCACCGCCTGGTCTGGACCCGTGTTCTTCGGAATCAAGTCGTGAAACGTGGATCTTTCGCCTGTGCGATCTACACCCGTAAGTCGTCCGAGGAAGGGCTTGAGCAGGGTTTCAACTCGCTCGACGCGCAACGCGAGGCCTGTGAAGCCTATGTCCTGAGTCAGCAGCACGAGGGCTGGCATGCACTGGCAACTCACTATGACGACGGGGGATTCTCGGGCGGAACAATGAAACGTCCGGCGCTGCAACGCCTGTTGGCGGATGTGCAGGCACGGCGCCTGCGGATCGTCGTGGTCTACAAGGTGGACCGATTGACCCGGTCACTGGCCGACTTCGCCAAGATCGTCGAACAGTTCGACGCGTGCGGGGTGTCGTTTGTGTCGGTCACCCAGCAGTTCAATACGACTTCGTCGATGGGGCGGCTGACCCTCAATGTGTTGCTGTCCTTTGCGCAGTTCGAGCGGGAGGTCACGGGAGAACGCATCCGGGACAAGATTGCTGCGTCCAAGCAGAAAGGCATGTGGATGGGCGGGATGGTGCCAATCGGGTATCGCGCCAATGGGCGCACGCTGGAGGTCGATGCCGCTGATGCAGCATTGGTCGGGCGTCTGTACAGCCGTTATCTGGCACTGGGCTCCGTGCGAGCGCTGAAAGATGAATTGGATCGCGATGGGATGGTGACGCCAGGTCGGGTTTCGAACGGTGGGCGGGCATATGGCGGCAGGCCGTTCAGCCGGGGGCAGTTGTATCGAATCCTGGCATCACCGGTTTATCTGGGCAAGATCCAGCACAAGGATCAAGTGCATGCGGGTCAGCACCCGGCCATCATTGACATGGAGTTGTGGGAGGCGGTGCAGGCCAAGCTGCTGGAGAACCGCCAAGGCCATCGGGAACGTCAAACAAGCCCATCCACCAGTCTGTTGGCGGGACGGCTGGTCGATCATCAGGGTCGGCGCCTGATTCCGTCGCACAGCCAGAAGCGGGCCAAGCGCTATCGGTATTACGTGTCGGAGCCACTGGTCACCAAGAACCGGGACCACGCCCCAGACGGTTTGCGCCTGCCGGCGCAGGAATTGGAAACCGTGGTGGTCGATGCGCTGCGTCACTGGCTCGTCGATGCGGATGCCGTGCTAGAGGCACTCGCCGGCATCCCGCCCGCGCGGGTACAAAGCGTTCTGGCCGAGAGCCACCGATTGGCCAAAGATCTCGATGAAGCGGCAAAGCAATACGCGGCGATTCATCGATTGGTGCAGCAAGTCGTCGTAGAGTCGCAGTCGGTGCAGGTCATCGTCCAGCCAATGGCCCTGCTCACCCACGATGCAACAAATCACGCATCTGGGCACCAACCCACCGTGACGCTGGCCATGCCCGTACAGATACGGCGTTGCGGACTGGCGATGCGACTGCTGGTCACCGGCGCACGCCCCCAGCGCCGGGAGCCCGATACGCGCTTGGTCGCGTTGCAGGCGAAGGCACAGCGCTGGCTGGAGCAACTCACCTCCGGGCGGGCCACGAGCATCGCCGCCATTGCAGAAGCGGAAGATGTCACTTGCTCTTTTGCGACGCGCGTCATATACCGGGCCTTCCTCGCGCCCGACATTGTGCGGGCCATCTTGGACGGCACCCAACCGCCGAACCTGACCTCGGATGCCCTCAGACAACGCGTACCCTTGCCCATCGACTGGGCCACCCAACGCCAGTTGCTCGGATTCATCCCCGCCTGATTCACCACCGATATCGGCAGCAAGACTGGCTATCGGTACTGCCGCCCTAGCGCTCTGAGAATGGCGACGCAAAACGCCTGAAAACTCAGGCTAACGGTACTGCTGAGAATGCGTAAACGACAAAGCCCCACCAGTGGCGGGGCTTTGTTCGAACTAGGCGCCGTTTGACCGGTACGCTAGTAATGCTGGCGGAGAGGGTCCTTTTTGAGCCCCTCGCTTACTGCCTAGCGCAAGGGTCAGGCTGCCTGACTGACCCTCAATTTCTCGGCGCTAAGCAGCTTCCGAAAAACCTTCTTGACGTTTTCGTAGATACCCATGCGTTTCGCCTCTTCTGCTGCGATTGCGCATAGGGCCTGTGCCGCGCTTACGCCGGCTTCCTTGGCGAGGATGAGCGCTGCTGCATAGGTGGGCAGGCGTTGGCCTTTGACGTATCGGTCTAGGCTCGGCTGGGGGATTCCCATCTCTGTCGCCGCCTTGTTGACCGTCCGGTCATGCAAGGCTTTGTCCATCAATTCCGAGTATTCCATAGAAATCCTCAATTGGTTTGTTCATTCCGAACGAAGTAATGTTCTCTCGTCACTCCGAACGGAAAAACTCTGTTTTGAGTGACAGGTAAACCATACACCAATTTGCTCATCCGTCGGAGCCATCCATGTCGAACACTCAAAAGCTGACCATCATCGCTATCAACAGCCGCAACGGCGTGTCTGCAAAGACCGGTCGCCCTTACTCCATGCATGAGGCGCAATGCATCCTCACTGAAGGTGTGGCCGATGCCACCGGCGCGCTCACTGAACAGATGAAGGTTGGCCGCGTGAACGTCGCCGATGAACTCAAGGACACCGTACCCGGCGACTACGTGGCCGATTTCAAGCTGTTCGTCTCGCGCGATGGTGAGTTGGTCGCGCGCATTGTCTCGCTCAAGGCGCTCAACGCATCCCGCGTCGCTCCCTCTGGTTCCGCCGCATCCGGCGAAAGGAAGGCAGCCTAACGCTGCTGCACCCGAAGCCCGGTTCGCCGGGCTTCTTCAGTTAACGGGGGGGGGCGTGATGGTTGATTCGCATAACAACAGGACGATGCAGTTGCCGTTTCCCATGGTTTGGGCTCGCGGCAAGTTGGTCGATTTCCTCGGCTTTCGGTTTCATTTTGCACCGGGTGTGTGTGATCACCATGGGCGGTTGGCGCTTTATCGCCTCGGTGGATTGATGGGGGTGTGGTGATGCTCGGATTTCTACTTGGCTACATCGTCGGTTCTTCCACCGCTTCGGTATCGCCGCCGATGTCAGAGGGTGAGGCGATTTTTTTGTCCGTTGGCGCGCTCGCCATGTTGCTTGTGGGTGTGCTGCTCGGCAGTCGGTTCGTTAAGCGGTGCATTTGATGTCGCGGGCGGCGTTGTGTTGGGTTGTCGTTTGGCTGGGTACTGCGGCTTTGATGGTCGCTGTTCATGAGCGCGAGGATTCTCATGCTGCTGTTTCTGAATACGGTGCTCCTGTTCGCGTGGTTCGCCCTGCTGATCGCGCAGTGGCAGAAGCCGATGAGTGTTTTCCTGCGCGAAGTCATCTGGTCCTTTGCGTGCGGGATGACGACGACGGTACTCGTGTTGTCCGTGTTGACGTTGATGCCCACATGTAGGCACGCGGAGGTCGCAGATGTACGGCTTGAGTAACCCTGAACTGTTCTTCTACAGCGGCATCTGCGTGATGTTCGCGTTGGGCTTCATCGGTGGGCGGCTTAGGTGAGTTGCTGCGGCACGTGTGGCCCTATCTCGCGGGCTATGTCGTGTTTCGCTTCGTGACGGGTCTGGTTGCTCATGTTCTCCACTACTTGAGACACAAGCTATGACGTCGCTGATTGGTTGGCTGCTGTGTGCGTGGGCGATTGGTTGGGCTGCTGGCACACAACAGCGCATTTTCATCAGGGCCGTGGAAACGTCCCTGTCGTGATTCACGGGTGTAGGGCCGCTGTGACATGCGCAGCGTGGCGCGGCGGCCCTGCACTCGGGAATTGGGTGGCGACCTACGCCGATTTCTTTTTTTACTCTTCTGGAGGTTCTATGCAATTCAATCTGTCGTCCATCAAGAAGCACGCTGCTACCGTGGCTGTCGCTGCATCGACCGTGCTGGTGTCGGGTCTGGCTGCTGCGCAAACCGCCCCGGCTGACCCGGGTCTGCAAGCCATTCAGGGCCTGTACTCCAGCGCCACGTCCTACATCACCGCTGGTTTCGCTCTGCTCGTCATCACGGTGGGCGGCTTCTGGGGCATGGGCATGTTCAAGAAGGTCGCCGGCAAGTCCAAGTAATGCGGCTCGGCCTGTTGGCCATCGCGGCGGGCATCACGCTCGCCGCGTGTGGAACCACTCTTGATCCCCAATACGAGGTCTTCTATGCCTGTCACGCCTATGAAGGTCGCTGCATCCGGATATAGGGGCGGACCTCTTCTGCGGCTGGTGCTGTTCGCACTGGCCGCTTTTCTTTTTCTGTTCAGTGCGTGTCGCGAGGCCGATGCGCAGGTGAACATGACGCTCGGCCAGTTGATGCCGAATCTCGTGCGCAACACTGCGCAGGTGGTGACGGCCAGCCCTGCGGGCTTGCAGGTGGCGGAAGCCGGTAGTGTTGCGATTGGCCGTGGCTCGACGATCTTGGGCTCGGTGGCGATCAATGAGTTGCGTTCGATCCCGCTTGCGACGATTGCGGGGCGAGCGGTTACGTCTAGCGGGCCATTGATTGTGGCGATGCTGGCGGTTGATTTGATCAAGTACGGTATTACCCAATGCACGACTAGTCCGAACGGCTGGTGCAAGCAAACGGTGTCGAATCCGGCATCGGGTGACGTGGGCTTTGATGGTTATAGCTATTGGGTTGATCCGGCTGCACCGCGAGACAGCCCTGGTGCGGCGGCGGCGGCGGCGGGCTACACAGTTCAGGGGATGGCTGGTGGGACGTGTAACGGCGGTGCCTGTGTGTATGTGTCCGTGATGAATCCTGGGGCGCCGAATCAGGGGGTATTTACGATACAGGTGTGGCGGGCGGGCTGTGCGATGAACTATGTGTCATCGGGGGGTGGTTGTTCTCCCGCTCCAAATGCTCCCACGACTTTTCAGCCTGTGACGTATCCGGATTTGTCGCCCAAGCTTGCGCAGGTGCTCAGTGGCAATCCTGATCGCGCAAAGGACTATTGGGGGTTCGAGCCCTGGACGGAACGGGCTGCTTGGCTACAGGACCCGAGCACGCAGGCATTGCCCGCGCAGATTGTGAGTCCCGCCGACGGCAAGGTAGCGGGGCCTACCACGACTACGCAGACGGCTGCGGGCACGACGACATCGCAGACGAGTTGCACGGTCTCGCCTAACAGCGATGCGACCACGTTGGCGAGTAAGCCGGTGGCGGTGGCGTGTCAGACGGTCACCACGAACCCGGACGGCACAACGAGCACGACTACAACGACAACAACGCCGACCACGACGACTGATCCGAATTCCGCTTCGTCGGTGGCGGCCAATCCGCCGCCCGCTTCGTCGCCGATTCCTTGCGGTCTCGGCATTGCCGGCAGCCCGAAGTGTCAGATTGATGAGACTGGCACAAAGCAACAATCCGACGTCGATAGTGCGCAGCAAACGCAAACGAGCGCCATGACACAAGCGGAGTCAGGTCTTGAGTCGGCTGCCAATGGGCAGTTGGCGCAGGTTGACGCGCAGCATCAATCAAGCTCCGCGCATTTCTTCACGATCCTCAAC